GGCCCTGGCCCTATTACATTTAGAGCTTTGCCTAATCCACGTGATGGTATTTGCCCTATGATTTGATAGGTCTGTCCACCATCAGTGCTTTCATACAGCATAGCAAAGCGCCACCCATTGCTTTCTCCATTAGCGAATGCGCAAAAGCCTATTTCATCAGGTATTCCAGGCAACAACGGTAAATTAGATAATAACCCATCCGTCAGCCCTCCTATTTCAATCTGATCATAGAAACCTATATCTTCCCCCGAATCCCCTTCTTCTTCTATAGCGAACACGGTGCTATCATAAGTCCTCGCCAATATCTCAATTGAATAGTCTGCGCCAATAGTCATTTCTTTTATCTGAACAATATGATGATCCCCATTCAGCGTTGTAATGTCCAGCACATCACCAGGTACAAGGTGAAGCCACTTTGGCCCTAGTTTAAAGGTATACTCGCAAGCTCCATTCCACATTTGTGTTAGCAACCTATATGCTGCAGTTCGTGCTGTATTGGCGTCAGTCGCAATCTGAGTATTCATTGACAATCTATTTTCATTTTGTCCTGTGTATCTTGTAGCACTTTGGACTGATGTTAGGTAGTCTTTGTTTACGTCGAAATATTCAACATCGACAGCTGTAGGAAGTTGATTTTTGTTTGTTGTGACAATTTTTACTGTTTCGTTTTCCCCTTCGCCAGCTCCGATATCTTGACGAGGTATGACGATAACATTTGATTGTTCTTGTGGAAAAAATACTAACTTTCTGCCATATTGTCTCCACGATATACCAGCAATCTTACATAGCGACGATATGTCTTCCATAAAACTGTTCCCAGTAGCACAAAAACCATGAATTGTACCATGGACATCGGTAACGTCAAAATCATCTTCTGTATATCCTGCGTCAAGACATAAGTCTGATATTATTTCGCTTACACTGACAGGGGAAGAAGCATAACCAGCGCCAGCGTCGTACCCCTTTTGAATAACTTCAAAATTCAAACTTGGAATTCTATTGCCCCACTTTTCAAGATTAAGGTCTCGAAATACGATGTATGCAATGCCACGGTATGCTGGGGGTCCTGCAAAAGAGTTTGTACCCTGGGTTTCTGTCCCAAAGTAAGATGTCATTTGCCTTGATAACTCATTACTGGCTTGTATTGTAGAATCACTTGCCCCTGGCCCAACATGATAAATCAACTTGTTATCAGCCCATATCTTGCGAATAGCTAATATAGGACCCCTACAAATAGCTATAGCAAAAGTGCAAGTATAATAATACTCTGTGTAACTAGTAGTAACCTTACTTTTACCGCTTCCGCTAGTTTGAGTGTGAGTACGTGAATGTTCTCTTAAATTATCCGCCTTGATGATGTTGCCTGGTAGTCTATATGCCCCCCACACTCTAGGGATAACACTTCCATAGCTGCTTCCAGACACCCTAACGTCTTGTGCCCGTGGCCCATAGGTCTGCATAGAAATATCCTGACTTAACCATGCCTGATCTATATAGTAACCACCTAAAGCCGCAAGCCCTAGCCACACAGGCGCAGAAGTTATTGATCCAACAAGAGCTGGCAATAATATAGTAGCCATATCATTCAGTCCTTTATATATTTGAGTCTAAACGAGCTCAAAAAACGTTTTTTCCACATGTCGTCTAATTCTTCTTCTATGACTCCTCGATCTTCCGTAACATGTATAACGTTATCGTTGTAACTTTTAATCGCTACATGTTGAGGATATCGGTAAATAGTAAACAACAGTATATCGCCAAGTTTTATTTCCTCTTTAGGTATTTCATTCGCTATTAACATTAAACGTTCAACCAATATCTTGTGGCCAGCCTTATGCTTATAGGTTCTATTGTCCGCTTTCAAAACTTCCATTATTCCAAGTTCAACCAGCGGGCCAACTACCAAACCTGCACAATCCACCCCCAATCCCTTCCATCTCCCTTGATGGTGAAAGGGGGTACCTATCCACGTTCGTAATTCTTCGATAAATTGCTCTCTTGTAATAGTTTTCATACTATTGCCCCCCTCGCCACAATATTCTGTCTGCCCCTGGTAAAAATGGCTGTCCTCTAAAATTAGTAGCATTGTTAAATCTGTCTTTGCAGGTATTAAAGGTTTTGTCGCAACCTTGGTACACATATATCTCATCGCCTACATGTGCCGTTGCCGGCAATGGAGAGTAGAATCTTATACTATTCCCTGAAGAAGTATCAATATCCCAAACAGCCCCAGCGTTGCTTCCTGTAATAAATTCAACCGTACCTTTGCTGTAGTTTTCTCCGAGGGAAATAGAGCATACGATATTTTTAGAATCTATTATCTGTATAATTTCACATTGTGTTTTATAATCATTCTTATTAAGTTTACATTTATCATCACAAAAATACGCTTGGCAAGTAGGCGCATATTTAATGTATGACTTCCTTGACAGGTAAGTCGATAGACCTTCAGTTTCCGCTTGAAAGGACCCTGCATCAAACGTTATCTTGCCAAGGTTCATCCTTAATAGGTGAACGCTGTCTTGTGATTCCCTATCAACAAGATATACATCAAGAGTCGCATAGTCGTAAATTCCTTTCATGATATCTTCATCGGTTATAGAATCGTCACTCAAAAATCCTTGTACTTGAGCATTTTCGATGTCCCCTCCCATTGACAACTTGATAGCAGTTCTTGTAAACGCTGAGCTTGGAGGGTATATCTTGCCGTTGAATTCAATTGGTACATCGCTATCTGTACCAAACAAATGCTTGCCTGATCTTGTAATCAAGTCCCAGCACATAGCCAATTTCATGGTCTCACCTCTTATCACATCACTTAATCCGAATGGCCGCAACTCATCAAGTGTTATCCTGTGAGGTTGCCAACCATCCCTTTTAATTTGGGCTCCAGCCCATATGAATACTTCGCCCATTCCATAGTCGAGTCCATCATCAGCCGCCCTTTCAATTCTTTTCCACGTTAAACTCCCTGTCCAAGGTTGTGGGTTGAGCGCAAAACCAGCGAAATAATGAGTTAATTCCTTAGGATATCCGAGCTCTTCTGAAGTAAAGTCATAAACCATCTCATGCATGGGATCTCCTTCGGTTACCCAGTCGTAATCTTCTATTTGAAAGAAGTCTAATTCAGGATAGGCCCACCAATCACGAGGAAAAGAAGCAATCTGCATCATGGGACCAACTCTGTTAGGGTCGATTACAGTTGGAGGAAAGAATAGAACGGTGAATTGTGCATCGGGATATCTGCTTTTCACATGGTCACGTAAAGCATGAGTGAATATACCAATCTGGTCACGCAACCACTCCATAGCATTATGATCAAAGTCCTGCTCCCACATTGACGTATATACGGGCAACGGATAGCCGTTTTCTTGCTGAAACTTAGCTTTGGTTGACGCATCATAGAAACATGGAGCACCGAGAGTACCTCGATATGACTGCATCCACCACCACGGTTCGCCAAGTTGTATAATAACGGGCAAACCTGCAGCATGTTGCATATCCGCAAGTTTCATCACAAACCGCTTATAGAAGTCAAGTGCTTCGGAATTGCAAAATGAACAAAATTTCGTTGCTGGAGTCCATCCTGACAAGGCTGGAAAACCATTATATTGTAGCTGTCTCCATTCATGCGGCAATTCAACGCTCTCCATTGACACTGAAGCAACTACATCATAACCGTATTGCTTACTTGCTTTGAAGAACGAATTGAGCCAAGCTTCGGATGCTCTATTTAACGGTTCATCTGTTTTTTGAATAAACGAATAATGGTTAGGTTCGTAAGGATCTGACGGGAAACCAGGCTCTGGTTCTTTATCGTAATAATGAGAAGCCCCAACATAAAGATTGATTATATCCCTAAAGCCAAGCATATAGAAATGTTTAACATATCTCTCTGGCACTACTGTGTATTCATCATCATATCCGTCAGCCAACCTATACGGATGATTAGGTTTTAACTCTTCATATCCTATATCCCTTGCTCCAGTAACTGTCCAATTTGTGAACTTAACTTTGAAGTAACTCGATGATCCTATAGGATAGTAACCCCCCTTAACATAACCTCTTACGGGAAATGTCCACATGATTTTTAGAATAGAGACAGGTTCAATTTTGTATAACCTGCTATAAGTAGGGCTCCACCATCCGCCCTGTAGGTCATCAAAGTTGATCGTAAAATGCCCACTCCATCTATTATTATCAACAGGACCAATGTATGAGCAATACCTTTCAAGTCTGACCCAATGAATACCTGCTGCAGTGTATATAGTTAACTGCGGACCATTTAACTCCCAAATATACTGCATCATGTCGCCTTCTTGCTCATAGTCGTAAGAAAGCCTTACTCCTCTGAAGTCGCCATTCAATTGATATCTTACATCGGGGTGTGACCACAGGTCTGCTGAAGAATAAATTAGTCCTGCCATGTCGCCATTCGTTCTGAAGTAACCTTGCAATGTAAAAGCATTAGGACCGTCTAAAGTTACAGAGCTTATCATATCCCGTCCAAATTCACACTGCATGAGCATAGGATCTAATTGCTTCATGATCTAACACTTCTTATAGTTATCATTTGATTTCTGAGTAAAGGATTCTGGACATCTGCTGACATGGTCATAGAATCGCTATCGAATCTACAGTGAACATGAAATTCTCCAGTCCAAGAGACAAGGCCTGTTTCATTTACTGTGATCATGCCTGTGTTGTAGTCTATTTCGACGTTTTGAGTTTTAACCCCATTTACGAATACATGTACGTTGTTTTTTGCTAACTTTGTAATCTTTCTTACATATGACATGTTGTCAGTTTTATATACCTTGACGGCTTGCAGAGTTGCAGGTGCTTTGTCTACTACGCCAAGTGCTTGCGCTTCAACGTAATGATCACTCCAATCTTTAAATCTAAACGAATGCTGCCTTCCTTTTGTGATATAGA